CCGCCGGGGCCGCTGGCAATGAAACCGGCGCAGTAGAGGGCAAGAAGCCCGCAAGCTAACTTTTCACTTTCGAGAAAATTATCGACCCAACAAAATGAAAACGCTCTCCATTCTTTGCGCTACCGCTGCCGTATTTTCCGTTGCCGTATTTCCGCCGAAAGCTCCGGCTCAGGCTCCGGTTCCGAACATCATTACCGATGTTTACGTTTCCGCCCTGGTGAAGACCGGCACGGCGGCGCTTGTGTCCGGTTCCTGCACCGTGGCCGATTCCACCCTCAAGCCGAACGCTCGGATTTTCTTTACGCCGCTCACGCCCGCCATTACCGCGCCGATTGTCGGCGTGATTGTCACCGGCTCCAATGCTTCTTGGACGGCCACCAGTGGAACGGCAAGCGGCGCGTTCTCATACCTGATAATCAACCGCTGAAACAGGCGCAGTAGAGGACAAAGGCAACAAGCCATAATTTCAGGCCATGCTTAAACGCAATCTCACAACCCGAACCCGCGAGGAAATCACGGAAATGTCTCGCACGCGGGATATGTCCGCCTCAATGGTTACGCGGGAAGACGGCGCTTGCGTGATGTCTTTTTCGTCTGAGTCTGAGGTTGAAGTATGGCCCGGAGAATTTGAGGTTTTGAGTCATGCGCCCGGCGCGTGCGATATGACGCGGTTGCAATCCTCGGGTTGCCTTCTATTCAATCACAACCGGGCTCTTGTGCTTGCCCGGATTGACAGTATTTCCATCGACTCTGACAAGATGGGGCGTTGTGTGATTCCAAAAGATGCACGCGCACTTGATGATTTTGCCGTCCAGCAATGGAAGAACATTGACGCAGGAGTTTTGCGTAACACTTCCGTTGGATACCGAGTCATTGCCTACACGCAAACGAAGCGTGAGGACGGCTCAATGCTTTACACAGTTACAAAATGGCAACCGTCCGAAGTCTCAATCGTGACGGTGCCAGCAGACACTTCGACCGGCGTTGACCGGAGCGAAAACAAACAAAACCAAAACGCCGAACTCGAAACTATGAATCCTCGTTATCAAAAACGTTATCAGTCCAACCGCTTCCTTGACGCCAATGATGGCGGCGGGCGAGGCGAAGGCGGCGCGGCCCCTAAGACCAAGCCGGAAGCCCCAGCCCCTACGGTTATCGAAATCGAAACCGAGCGTCGGAGCGCCATTGAATCCGAACGCACCCGCATTTCCACGATTATGGAAGCGTGCCGGACTTACAACGCGCCCGAAATTCAGGAACGCGCTATCAAGGAAAACCTCGATCTTAACGCCGTTCGCGGTCTGCTCTTGGAGCACGTCAACAAGGCAAATGACGGCATCCGCCAAGCGTCTTCGCCACTCGGATTGAGTCAACGCGAGGTTCAGGGATTCTCTTTCGTCAATCTGCTCAATGCGATGTGTGAACCGGCCAATCGTGCTTTGCAGGAACGCGCCAAGCACGAAATCACCTGTTGCCAAGCGGCGGCTGACAAGCGCCCCGCGCAACGTGGCGGCATGGTCATCCCGATTGACGTTCTCATGGCTCCCGCTCGCCCTGACATCGCCCAGGCGATGCAGATGCGCGCTTTGGCCGCTTTCACCCGTGCCGCTGGCCCGAACATTTCCGCAACGGCAATGGACGGCTACACTGGCACCGGTGGAGCCGCTATCGCCGAACAACTGCTTGCATCGGCCTTCATCGAAATCCTGCGGCACCGCTGTATTTTGATGGGATTGGGAACCGAACTCACCGGCCTTGTTGGAAACTTCGACATCCCGAAGATGACCTCTTCGCAGTTCGGCGGTGGGTGGATCGGTGAAGACGCGCCCGCCCCTCAGACGCAGGTTGATTTTGGTCTGGTGCCGATTCGTCCGAAAACGGCTGCGGCCTATGCCTATATCACCCGGAAAATGCTGACTCAGCCCGCGATTGGTATCGAGGCGCTTGTCCGCATGGACTTGGCAAAGAAGATGGGGCAGACCATTGACCTCGCGGGCTATTATGGCACCGGCGAGGCTTCCGATCCTGTTGGCCTCAAGAATCAGACCGGCATTCACGCCGTGCCGTTTGCCGCGCAGTATCCCACCTACAATGAACTTGTGGAAATGGAGACCCGCATTGGTTTGGACGATGCAGACGTTGACACCGCTGTCTATCTCGGCAACGCCCGCCTGCGCGGCTATGCGAAAACCGCGTTGAAATTCCCGATGACCCAAAACGCTCAAGGCCAGCTTACGCAGGTCGCCAGCGCGGGAACCATTTGGGAGGCCGGGGCCACCGCGAAAGACGGTATGCTCAATGGTTACACGGCGAAGATCACAAACCAGATTGCTACTGGTGACGTGTTCTTCGGTAATTTTGCAGACCTTATCATCGGCCTGTGGGGCGGCCTGGAGATCATCGCCGATCCTTACACCTATTCCAAGCAGGGCGGTGTCAGTATCTCGACGTTCCAAGACGTTGATTTTGCCGTCCGCCGCTTGCAGTCCTTCTGCTACGGCTCCAACAACGTGGCTGGCGAGGGCAACTAAGAAACTTCTGGGGGAACGGTCGCCGGGAAACCGGCGGCCAATCTTCCGAACCTTTCCCTATGAAAAAACAGATCAAGATTCTCCTGCCCGTCATGCTTGCCGGTAAAATGTTCATTCCCGGCACACCAGAAAAACCGAAAATCGTTTCGATTTCCGCGACTATCGCCGCCGACTTGGTTGAACGCGGTATCGCCGAATACGTTCCAGATAAACAGGCCGCCGCCGCAAAATAGCCTTTCTTGTATTGGTGCTGCTTGCGCCGCCGTCTCGAATGGGGCGGCGGCGTTTTTCGTTAGAAAGGGAATCAAATGTTTAATTGGCTTAGAAATTTCTTGGGTATAAATACCGAACTTTACGGAGACCACACTTGGCCGTTTTATGCTTACATCGACGGAGACGACATCGTTGTTGACGACATTGCTATCACCTGTTTTGGAGGCGGATTTGACCCGCAGGACGATGGAAGCACGGCCAGCGGAATCAACACGAAGCGAGTGCCGAACATCGCCGCCGTGTCGCTGCCGATGGACATTGGCGAACGCTCTCCGCATACGATGGGCTCGCCGATTCCCCGCATTCCCTGGCACACGCCCGTTGCCGTCACTGTTGGAGGGAAAACGCTTACGCTTGGCGCTGGCGTAATTGACATCGGGCCGGGTAAACAGGCTTCGAAGCCGGGCGAGCCTCACGCGCTCGATTTGACGCCCGGCGCGGCGGCCCTGTTCGCTCCCGGCGTGCCATTCTCTAAGCTCGCGGAAGATTTTGAAGTGCGCGGGTCTTATCGGATCATCGGGGGCGCGAAGTATTACACGCCCGTTGAAATCGAACATTCTGGAATGGGAGGGGATTCACAATGCTAGGCTCAAATCGAAAAATATTCACGGGCGGAAAGTTTGCCGTGGAAGCCGTCTTTACGTTAGACTACGCAGCCCCTGCAACCATTCGCGGGGTTTTTGATGATGCCTTTTATGATGCGCAGTTGGGAGAGAATCGCCTTGAAGGGTCAATTCCACGGTTGACCGTTACTCTTGACTTCGCGCAAACGGGAATACTGACCAAGGAAGGCGCTTCTATCCCATTTGACACGCCCGGCGGGATCGTCCGCGAAACTCCCGTCACGATTGACGGTAAAGCGTTCTCCGTTTTGGAGGTTCAACCCGATTTCGGGACCGGCCTTGCGGTTATCGAGCTTGCCCACGAAGCGCCGCAGGACGAATAGCCGTATGTCCCTCGCAATTCCCCAATTCAAGGCCACGGCGCTAGACTTTGCGGAGCTTGCCGCCAAGTTCGACGCAACACCGGCCCGCGTCCAGATTGCGGCCCGGCGAGCAATAGCGAAAGCAACGAAATGGGCGAACGATAAGATTCTAGGCGAAATGCCAGAACTTACGGGAATCCGGGCGAGGATCATAAAAGGTCGCGTTCGGATGGACATAAAGGAAGCGAGTGGGCGCGTGTGGTTCGGGTTAAATCCGGTCTCTGCTGGCCGCCTTGATCCTCGGCAAGACGAATCCGGGGTAACGGCGGATGGCTTCGAATTCGCGGGTGCGTTCATCGTCGACAGCCTCGGCGGCAACGTCTTCAAGCGGCGCGGCGCGGGCCACCTTCCAATCGACAAACAAGAAGTGACCATTGCCGAGAAAGCGGCAATTGGCGTGCGGCAAATCGCTGCTGAGACCCAGGCGCAATTTTTCAAAGAACTGAGGAACCAATTAAAATGGATGAGCAAATGACGCCCCTGCCAGAGGTTGACCTTGACGCGCTTCTTGACGGAATCAAAGCGAGGATCAAGGCCGCGCTCCCAACCCTCAAAACCGTTGATGATTATTTCCGCGTTCAAGAAGCTCTCACGGTGCCAGCCGTGGGAATTGAAATCAGCGGCATTGAATCGAACGGAAACGGAGACATCGGAACCGAACAGTTTGCCGTAAATATCACGCTCTCGGCTTACTGCGTTGTGTCCTATAAGGCTTCCGCCGGTCAAAAGGGACAGCGCCGCGCGGTATCGCTCGCGGGGGCAGTGGCCGCCCTGGTGAAAACGGAAACATGGGGGTGCCCGGTTCAACTCGCGGAAGAAATCAACGCCGTGCCCGATTACTTCCGCAAGAAAACCAAAGTGCCAGAAGAGTATTACTGTTTCCGCGTTGACTGGCAACACGCCGCAGTTTTGGGCGCAAGCGTTTGGGATGAAGACGAAGGCTTTACGACCGTTCCAGGCACGCCAGCCGGGCCGGATGCGCAAATCTTCGTTGGGATGGCTCCGAACATTGGCCCGGATCACGTCGACGATTACGAAGAGGTTCCCCAAGCGCCTACAACCGGACCCTTGCTATGATTCAGCGTTTAGGAGAACTCGAACGGCTGCTTGCCAACATGATAAAGCCGGGCAAGATCGTTGCCGCGCAATACGGCAAGCCTCCCCGCGTTAGGGTTCAAATCGGCGGTTGCACAACGGCTTGGCTCCCGTGGGCGGGCGGGCGCGCGGGCGGGGATCGTTCTTGGTTTCCGCCGGAAGTGGGCGAACAAGTGATAGTGCTTTCCGTTTGCGGAGACCACACGCAAGGCTTTGTGATTCCGGGCGTCTATCAGGATTCGGCCACGGCCCCCGGAGACTCCCCGGACAAGCCCCGGATTGTGTTCAAAGACGGTGCAGTTATCGAATACGACCGGGCCGCAAGCGTTTTGACTGTGACGCTGCCAGACGGTGGAAAATCAACCGTTACCACCGGCGCGGCGAACGTGACGCAAACAAAGGACAGCATCAAGGCTTCTATCGGCGGAAATAGTGCGGAAGTCAAGGCGGACTCGGTAACGCTCACGGCGGGCGGCACAACCCTTGCCGTGAAAGATGGCTCAATCACAATGACACTTGGCGCTTGCACGATCACGTTTGACGCAAGCGGGGCAACGGTTTCGGGCGGCGATGTCAAGGCCGGTGCTATCAGTCTCACGAACCATATTCACCCCGGCGTTCAGTCTGGCGGCGCTTCCACGGGTCCGGCGGAAGGTTGAAACGGGCGCAGTAGAGGCGCGCCCGCGTAACTTCTAACCTCCGGTAAATGCTTGGCACGAATTCAAACACGGGGAAGGCCCTTTCAGGTTACGCGCACTTCTTACAAAGTGTTCGCGACATCCTGACTACGCGCCTTTTTTCGCGTGTCATGCTCCGCAATTATGGCTCGAATTTGCCCGCCTTGGTTGACGCTCCAATGTGCCCGGAAGTTATCGCGCAAATAATTTATTGGGCGGCAATCGCATTGATTCTTTGGGAACCCCGCCTTGATTTGCAGCGTGTCGTTTGCCAATCGGTAACGCCGGGAAAAATCGTTCTTTCGCTGACTGGAATATACAAGCCGGACGGCACTCAAGTAACCGTTGACGGGATCACGATTTCATAAAATGGCTTCCCCGAAAATAGACCTTTCGCAGCTTGCGGCCCCGGCAATCGTCGAAACCCTTTCGTTCGACACGATTCTTGCGGCGATGATTTCGGACCTGCAAACGCGAGACCCCGCTTTTACGGCCTTGGTAGAATCAGACCCGGCGTATAAAATAATGGAGGTTTGCGCGTATCGGGAGTTGATTATCCGCCAGCGCGTCAACGATGCCTGCCGGGGTGTCATGCTCGCTTATGCGGTTGGCTCCGATCTTGATAATATCGCGGCATTCTGGAACCTTCCGCGCGCAACCGTCACGCCAGCCGACAATACCACGTTCCCGCCTACGCCCGCCGTAATGGAATCCGATTCGGATTTCC